GAAAAAGCAAAAGAACGCTTAAAGACCTGCCTGGGGTGTGAACATTTTAAAAAGGAGCCTATATCTTTTCTTCGTATCAAAGACCAACGCATCCCAGAGATTAGCGGTAAAATGTGCGGGGATTGCGGATGTGAATTACCTTACAAACTAAGACAATCAATAAGTGTATGCGCAAAATGGAACTCATAGAATTCTTGACCGTTCATATTGATGTGGTCGATAGGCTCACAAAAGCTGGTAAGATCAGTTTGATTGTAAAACAGGAGCTGGATATTTATTTGCAGTTTGAGAAAAAGACAGGCGGTAAGATGGAAAGATATGAGGAGGTGGCCGAAGAAATGGGGCTTAGCCTCCCCACAGTTAGAAGGGCAGTAAGGGAAATGAAGAAGGTTGTTTAGGTTAATGAATATTTGATATCCTTTCCGCAATCCTCACAATAATAATCCCCGGTGCAATATATTTTTACTAAGGGCGAATCGCATTGGCAGTAAGTATCGTTTATCTTTTCCCGTTTCGTTTCTGTTTTAACTTTATATCCAAAATGACTTAGCGAAGTTACCAAAGAAACAACCTTAATCTTTGATCAAATTAACTACCAACAGCCAGTAGTATTAACTATTAACTTTACAAATAATGAAAGGTAACATATACATAAACGGGGTTATAGGTACATTCTTAGACGATGATGGCTTTATTATTAAAAAAGGCGTGGAGCTTTTGGATGTGATAATGCAAGTTAAGAACCAACCTAAAGCCGATTCCTTTAATGTTTATATCACCTCCCCAGGCGGTGTTGTTACAAGTGGGTGGGAAATACACGACTACTTGGACACTTTGGGCAAACCTATTAAAACCATAGGACGTGAAATGGTGGGCAGTATTGCTACTGTGATATTTATGGCAGGAACAGAAAGGGAGTTGAAGCCCGGGACTGATTTTGTTATTCACTTACCTTCAGGCGGAATTAATGGTAATTCAGATGACATTTCCGAATATGCCCAAATGATTAAGGGCGTTGAAAAGAAAGTTCTAAAATTCTACGAAGATAAAACACAGCTTAGTGAAAGTGCTATCCTTCCATTGCTTCGGCAAGAAACATTCTTAAGACCAGGTGACGCTTATAAATTAGGCTTTGCAACAATAAGGCCGGAGAAACAAACCCCGGTCGCATATTTCAAAAACTCAAAAAATGAAAATAAAATGAGCAAATCAAAAAATAAGAAAACCCTTTGGGATGAATTTAAAAACTTCCTAAAAACTGAAGGTAATGAAAGCATTCTGAATAAGATTGTTTTTTCTGCGGATCAAACTGAATTAGACTTCTACGAATTAGAAGATGATGATGCAATAGTATTAGGAACAAAAGCCCGCGTGGATGGTGCGGATGCCTCCGGGGAGTATGAAATTCCTAAAGAAGATAATCCAGATCAATCGGTTACTTACGTTTTTGAAACAGGGGAGCTTACCGAAATTAGAGAACCTGAAGCAGAAAGTAATGAAACTGATGACGAGGAAATGAACACGATCAAAGAGGAAAACGAAAGCCTTAAAAAGCAGCTATCCGAAATTCAAAATAAAGTAACTGATAAGAATGAGAAGATCACAAACTTAAAGGCTGCAATTAATAAAATTAAGGAGCTGGAACAGGAAGAAACCCCTGTATTAGCTAAGAAAGAAAAACCAAAAAAGCCACAAAACGAAGTCAAAAAAACAGCGGCTTCAGCAGCAATTGCTAATCTAAAAAATAAATAACAATGGCATACACAGATAACTTTGTAACAACCCTATTGCCGCTGGTAGACGATTTAGTTTCCGCGGACAAAATGGAATTAAGCGAATTGCTTTACTCCAAATCATTTGATGACGGGGATATTTCCGAAAGTCACACGATAACACCGGGAGTAAGACACGGGAGCGTTATTCCTATCTTGAACAACACCCCTAATTACGATAGCTTCCCTTTTGTGGATGAAACATCTTGCGTGCCCAATGATTGCGACATTACTAATGATTTTGCATCTCACCAATGGGAGCTTGGTCTTATCGAATGTAGAGTAGGGATTTGTTTACGTTCTTTTGACGAGAGCTTCTTGAGATTCTTCAACCAATGGAGACACACACAAGAGGGTGAGCCAGATCTTAATACTGCAATGATTGCATTTATGACGGATGCATTTAGCCGAGACCATAACGCTGCAATGTGGCGTACATCTTGGTTCGCTGATAAGAATTCCGCTTCACCGCTTTTTAGTAAGTTTGACGGGTTCTTTACTCAGGCTGAAGCAAACGCATCTCAGGTAATTGATATTGCCAAGAATGACGCGCTTACTTTTGCAGAACAAAAAATGACAGGCCAAGAGGTTTACGATACTTTGGAAGCTATGTACTTAGAGGCAGGAACCCAATCTTGGTTTGACCCTTCTATATTAGAATTCAGGGTAACACGTGCAATGGCAACAGCCTTGGTTACTTTCCTTAATGGATTAAACGATCTTAAAGGATATAACTGTGAATGTATAGACCCGAATACAGCTACTCAATCAAGAGTGTTTATGCTCAATGGGCTGCGTATTTTCGGAATACCTATTATGGTGCACAATGCCTGGGACGGAGTAATTAACGGAACGACTGAATTAAACGGAGGTGGGGGTACTGCTGCAAGGGTAAATCCAAACAGGGCAACCCTTACATATAGAAACAACCTGTTAATAGGTACTTCACAAATTGAAGCTCTTGAAAGTATGGATGTTTGGTATTCCAAGGATGACAAGAAAGTTTACGTGGAAGGAAGTTCTTACTTAGGAGCTGGGATTCCAATGAAGGACGAATACATACTAGCAATTTAAAAAAAACACAGAAATTATGGCAGTATTACCATTATGTGCGAGATTGGGAGTAGGTCAAGATATTAGCTGCGTGCCTGTTCAAAGAAAGTACTTTCAACAGGCAGTAGTTATCAATAGAACGGACATTGCTGAATATACAATCAACAAGACCGAATATGACACTGCACCCGAAACGCCATTATATAACGTAGAATTTACCCTAAAGGCTGGGGCACAAGGTTATCGTTTTTCAGGTTCTGAGAATGGATCTATTTACTTTGGCCGGTACAATAAATCTACTTCAGATTTAGGTTTGCCGCAGTATTCGCACGAGGTGCAAATGTTGGTAGCCGGAGCAAGCGAAGAAGCTAAGGCTATTTTAGAATCTTTGGACAAAGGTTCTTATGTAGTCGCTATGCAGTTTGGCGATGGCACGGTAGAAGTGTATGGAATTCAAAACGGTGTATCCACAGGAGACTACACTTATTCAATTCAAGAAAACGGAGGGGGAACTCCAATAGTATTATCAAGTAATGATGGAAGCCCGGAATCTTCCCTTCCATTGGTCTATAAGTCAACTGTGGCAGGCGATGAGGAAGCGGATTTTGATTCTGCCTTCGCTCAACCGGCAGCCTAATGGATTTAGACGAATTTATTAAATTAGAAACCCATAAGGTGCGTAACAGCGAAAGTCTTATGGGTTTTTATTTGGAAGAATTTGAACGTATCTTTGGACGTAGACCAAACTGCGCTGGTTGCACCTTCAAAAGCGACTGGAAGAAATTTATAAATAGAGTAAAATCAGGTGGAGACACCAAAATAAATAAAGTTATGGCAAATAAAAAGAAATCATTTTCATTACAGCCCAGGCACACAAACACAATCTTCACTTATCTTAATGATAAGAAACGTCCGGTTAGAACTTACGGTTTTAATATGACTGAAGATTTTGCAAAGCAGTATCTTTCAACGGGGAATAAAGCGCAAAAAGAAGATCGCAAAAAAGCTTTTAAAGTTTTGCCAGGGGAAACATTCATAAAATCAGGAGACGGCTTGATAGAATTATCAAAAGCAACCGGAAAAGATATGGATGAGTATGCGGAAGCCAATGATATTGATTTTGGCGAAGCTACCAAGGTCGATGAAAAAAGAGAAATCATAGCAAAAGAACTGTAAATGGCAATCGTTAAATCGGTAAGAGCTAAACTATACGAGTTGTATTCCCGGGTAATAAGTGTTGACGAAAAAGACGACAGCATTTACACCAACGGGGATAACAACCTGTACCCGTACGAATTGGATAGAGCCATTAACAACAGCCCCACAGCTAAACGGGCTAAGACTATAATGGCTAACTTCATTTCGGGCCGGGGCGTTACTAACGATCGTTTGGTTAATCCTAAGCGAGGTTTATATCTACGCGATTTAGTCAATGATATTGCTAATGAAATAGCGGGGCAATACGGTTCGTTTATTTGGATTGGGTATGGATTTAATGATGACGGCGACTTAGTGAAAAAGAACCCAGAGGTTCTAGACTATGCTAATTGTCGTGAATCGAGAGAAGATGCCAATGAATATCCCGGTAGGATTTACTTGAAAGATTGGGCTGCTAAAAAAAGTATGTTCGGTAATCGAAAGAAAGAAGATAAAAAATGGTATTACCCGTTCAACGATAACCCTGAAATTGTAAGGGCTCAAATGCGTTCCGATGCAGCTAATAAATCAGGTAAAGAGAAAGAAGATGTTACTATTGAGGAGATGGTAACGAATTATAGGGGGCAAGTTTTCCACTTGAATTTAACAGAGCGTTATAAATATGCTCTAAGTCAATTCGATTCCGTGTTCAACGATATGGATTCTGAATATCGATTTTCTTTGTATGTGAATACTCAAATGAGAACCGGATTCTTAGGTAAGACTATATTTATTACGCAGGGATTAGATGAACAAGCGGAAGAAAACACAGGAAAAGACCTTGCAAAGTTCTTAGGAGCTGAAAATTCAGGCAGTTTGTACT